CTAGCTATTCCTGTGCCCACTATTGCTTGCTCAGGGTTAATATCAAACTCTTTAAATTTACGCTCGACTGCGCTTTCAAACTGTTCATCGTCAAAAAATTCTGGTGGCAGTACAACTTCACCAGGTCGTAAGTGCGCGAGCTGTGTATCTTCGCCTTCGCCTTGCATAGCAAGTTCTTGTGCAATTTCACTTAACGGCGCCATCGACACTTGCTCTGCTCTTTGTAGCATAGACTCTAGAGTTTCTTTGTCTTCTGCCGACATTTCATCAGCACCAAGCATCATTGGCTCACCGCCTGTAGGCATATCACCTATTTTCATTGGAGGCGATACAGGATCAGTTGTTCTCATTGCCATGTCTTGCAAAGTAGAGTCGCCTGTTAGATTTGCTATTCTTTGCTGTAATCTTTCGCTTATCATGGTGTGCTTACTGTTACTGCTCCTATACTCATTGTTGCAGAGATTCCGGTTAAATAAGTTTGATGCTCATACAGGTTTCTAAACTGCGTTCCATCAAAGGCTTGGTGAACCTCTGTCGTTAAGTTTGCTCATTATCTACGCCCTGATGGCTGAATCTCAACTCTCGTGCTACCAAGCCTCCACTTATAATTTTTCTTATCAGCATCGGTATTGTCATCATCAGACTCAAACCTTAACACAAACTGTCTTGCTCTAGATCTGAGTGAGCCAAAAGTCGAGCTTGCGGTAATTTGCGTGGTCGAATCTGTGGATAAAGTTTGATTGTTAAAGTCACGCCTTTTAACAACCACGTTTATTGCTGGATCTTGGCTAGTGCCTGATTCATTAACAAATAAAATATCTGGCAAAATGCGTTTAAGAAACACAAACCTATCGCCATCTGCTATGTCTATGTCAGCTGATTCTACAAACACACCATCCATAGCGCTTTCATCATCGTTAAACCCCTTCTCGTGCTCGTAAATGCGTTTAGTTGAGCTTTCTTCACCAGCTGCTAATGGTCTATCTAATACGCCTGCGGCCAACCAGCTGTAACGCTCTAACGTGCCGATACTCCAAGAGCCTTCTTCATAATTGTAAATTGCGTATCTAGAAATCTCCGTTTCGTTGTCAGTCAAAGATGGGTAGAAAAACCAAACCTCAGAGAACTCTTCGTTTAAACCAACAAAACATTTAAAAGCCTGTGTCTCATCGAGATCTGAGAATACATAGTCTTGTACACTGCAAGGTAGCTTTTGCACTGAGCCATTGTAAAAGTAAAAACCTTTCTTTGACATGTAAAACACACCTCGCGGTGTATTTGCTGCGGCCTTTGGACCGATTAGGCCAGCGCCCTCATTAATTAAATTAATTGCAAAAGTTAAAGGTGGCCCGATAAAATTCATTGAATATAATGATGTATCCGTCCATATCAAAATCTCTTGTCTAGCTTTTATGGCACCGACAATTGAAGAACCGGCTGATAATCTTAATGAGCCAGCAGTATTAGTTGCTAATGGCTCAAACTGTAGAGGGTTTTCTTGATCGCTAAACGCTACTAACATAGGATCTAAGGTGCCCGTTCTAGATCCACTACTTATTGGATCAGCTCCTAGAACAATTAAATGCCTGTCTGTTTCAGATGTTAAAACTTGCAAGGCTTTAGTAGGAACAAGGTTAGCACCACTTGTAGTCGCTAAGTTTACAGCTCTTGTACTTAAACCATCGTTCTCAATCCACCTAAATATACCACCGCCCCTTGGATTAATTATTAAATCTTCGCCAAAATTATCGTGCGTCCAAAGTCTTAAATTATTGGTATCAGACAAAACAGTGGCTGCACCCCACGCACCAGCACCCCACGCTCCGACCCCCCAACCAGTAGAGGGCACATACACATCTAAGCCAGAATTTAGCAAGTACACTGCATCAGTAGCTGACCCGCCATTACCTGAATCACTACTATTGGCAGTTACCGTTGTGCCACTTGTATCCTTAGCAGTGATCTCATAAGTATTATCGCCTGTTACCAAAGTAATTTGATATTCTTGGTTTAAAACAGAGGCTGTGATGTTGCCACCCAAACTTACGGCGCTTGAAAAAGTTACGAAGTCACCATTAACTGCTCCATGTGAGCTGTCAGTTACGGTTAAAGTTGAAGATCCGTTGGTGGCTGCAAACGTAGCTGAGTTTGTAGTGGTTTTTCTAATAGGTGTTATATCGTTATAAGTTCCGCCTTCTTCGATGTAATACTTATTAGTTGTGCCTATGCCTAGATACTTGTTACCTGCTAAAGAAATCCAAGAATGTAAGGCTCTTGCTGAACCTATTAAGGTATCAGATGATAGTTTTTCCCAACCACCTATTTTTTCAACTCTGCCTTTTCTAAAACGAATTTTATCGCCATCTACCCAACCACCCTCATTTGAGTAATCGGTTTCCTCTTTATTTATACCTGGCTTAAAGTTAAGTTTTGACAGTGGCATGAGGCGACATCTAAGCTAACCTAATAATTGCGCCAGTAGCGGTGGCGCTAGGAAACACAATAGTAAAATCTCCTGCGGTTGAGGTTTTATCTCCACCAAAATCAATGGCTGCAACAGCCTTATCTGATTGTGTATCATTATAGATTAAACATCCTCTTGCTGTAACCGTGGCGTTACTAAAGGTTAAATCTGCAAAGTCGCATACAGCTGTCGTTCCAGATGTGGTTGGAGTCACGCTCGTTAGCGCTGAACCGCCAGAAGTATAGTTTGTGCCACTTGCTTGTCCTGTTGTCACAAAAGCTGTCGTGCCTGCTCCTAATGTTGCAGAGCTAGTGTATAAAGCTAGTTTGAATGAATTACCACTAGACGCTGTAAAGTTATGTGTGCCGACTAACAACTCTTGTTTAAAGCTCGTACATATTGCTGATGTTATTGCCATTATAGCTCCTTCAATATTTTAGCCATGTCGCTGTGGCCTTGTTTTTCT